TAGCAAAGAAAACTACTTCAGTTGTGGCATTGTAGTTGCTGTCAGCTACGTATGCCCTTATACCACGTGTCTCTGCAAAACCTGTTCCTGAACCCCCTTGTTCAGCAAACTGTGTAGCAATAATACCTTGAGCATTTTCCTGTGTAATATTGTTGTTGTACCCAAGTAATCTGTATTGTGACTTTTCACGAATTATTGTGCTGGTATAAGATGTATTAGCAGCAATAAAATCTGTAATGTTTTTCTGAATTGGCTTAGATACTGCAGCAAGCCCAAAGTCACCAATTCGTTCTGTAGCACTTAACAATCTTAAACCGTCTGGACCAAGAAATATAATGTCGCCACCAATTTCTTGTATTGTGTCACCTTCAATACATCCAATGTCTTCTGTTATTGGTTGTAATGTAAAGTCTGCGACAGTGTTACCTTGTAACTGTTGAATGTTTCTTTCTGTAAATATAATTAACTGTTGTCTAAATACAACAAGTCCTGTAATTACACCACCTACATTAATTGAACCAGAACCATTTGCTACAGAAAATGAATCATCAGTATATGGTTCTGTAAATGTAAGTGTAGTTCCCTTACCGAAAAATAATGCTTTCTTAAATTCGGTTACGTGTGTTGCACTTACTACATCAGAAGGTGCGCTATTTAATACTGTAAATGTTGAACCATCATATAATGCAGGTGCGTTTGCTCCATCTACTATAGCAACTTTTTCAGTTCCTGTCAAGTTATATTTTGCAAATCTTGTTTTTACAGCACCTTCACGGCTAGTAGATAAAAATGTAAGTGCTGCATCATCTGCTGGGCTGCTGTCAAGTGCTGGGTTTATTGTTAGTGTAGCACTACCTGAAGTTACCGTTGCGTCAGCAGTTACTGTATATACAAGGTCAACACCTGCAATTTTAAATACATCACCTGCTTGTGGCGCACTAGTTAAACCGTCTACAATAAGACTTGTGCCTGTTTGACTGCCACCATCTACTAGTACCGTACCATAATTAGGTACATTTATATGTGTATAACCGCTACCTGTTGTAGAAAAAACGTCATCATTTTTTGCTACAATAGCTTGGTCTTCCCAGCTTGCTACACCTAATGCTAAATAGTTAGATGTCGTACTTGTAAATGTTACACTTGCTGCATTTGCTGGACTAGAATCTAAACTTGTAGTCAGTGTTAGTGTAGCACGATTATTTGTACCATCAAATGTAACACCAGCTGATGCTATTGTATATGTACCAGTTACGCCACTAATTGTAAGAGTGTCACCATCTTCTGGTGTGGTATGTATATTACCAATTACAAGTGTTGTACCAGTTTGACTACCACCATGTACAACTGGCGCACCATATGGTGGTATTAAATTGCTATCATACTTATCATATCCTTCAATCCTTCTGTAACCACCTTCAATAGAAGGTTCAAAGTTACGAAGAATACGTGCAGAACCCGGTGCGTTAACCCCTTGCTGTAAAGGGCTTAAATTTGTTATCAGACCACCACGAAACTCTACAGGATAGGTTTGCCATCTATCTACCATAATATTATCCTAAAGGCAGTCTAGCAAAACCAATCCTACCACCGCCACCAGTGTTTTGTGGAATCATGTAAGAACGCACATAGTGGTAACGATTAATAATCATTGAACGCATATGCTTAATGCCTTCTTCAAACTTTTCTTTTGCTACCAATGCATCCTGTGTATTGCCACGGAAGAGATAAGCATAGTGCATAGCACCATCAGTAACTACGTGTTTAAATCGTTCTGGTATAACTGGAACATCATCAAACAACTCAAGGTCAACTGGAATACGATAATATTCATAAACAACTGTATATGCTTTATCTGGTGCAGGAGTCATAATGTATTCAAGAGAAGGTGTATGCACAACTCTACTTGGAACACCTTGACCGTTTGTATCAGATGAGTATTCTTGTTCTACGTGTTTTTCAAGATACTCTTCATATGCAAGTGTAGGAAGTTTTACTGTAGCATTTCCAAGTGTACTATTTTCTTTAATACGAAAAGTGTCAAAGTCAATTACTTTACAATCAGCAGGAAAAGGATAGCGAGATACACCAGCTGTAAGTGTATCTTCTTGCTCTACATGATTAAAAGGCCATTCATACTCTGACTGATTAATATAGCGTAAAGAAGCATTGATAGCATCTTTAGCATGAGCATAAAAACCAGTAGCTGTACTAAAATTAGCTGACGTAAGTTCAACCTCATTTAAACGGCGATTGACTTCATTCACTAAACCTAGAAAGTTATATGCCATTTATTTCTCTCTAATTGCAATTTTAATAGTGCGTTCTGCTGTGCTACCTGTGCTATCAGTCATACGACATGTAAATGTATATTCACGATTGTTTACACCACCAGCTATATTAATTGTAGCAACGGTGCTAGTATTAGACTGTGATACATTTTGAATGCTGTCAGTGACTGAACCGCCTGACGCAGTTGTCAAGTCTTGTCCTGATGCAAGTGCCGTTTTACCAATTTCATTTGTTTGGACAAACCAAGAAACAGAACTTATTGTAGCCGTGTCAAGAAAACGTGACCAATCTACGCTATAATCAAGCGTTTCATCTTTATCTTTTATAGGCCAACGATATGACATTTAATATAACTCCGTTACATATACAGTGCGTTCAGCAGATGTTGTTTGTCTTTCTATGTACACTTTTCTACTTTCAAACTTTATAAGCACCGTTCTGTCATCTGACGTTGTACCACGAGAAATGTACACTTTTCTACTTTCAAACGGTATGTCTATTGTTCTTTCTGCTGCTGTAGACATTAGGCTGCTCTTGCTATTTTAACTGTTCTAGCACGACTATACTGACTAGCAACAGCTTGGAAGTCAAATACTACAGCAGTTTTTGTTATTGTCCCTAATGTTGTTGTGCTTTGAACTCCTATTAGAGTAGCCGTGTTAGAAAGTGTAACTGTTCCAACTACACCTGTAGCACTTACACTGTTTAATACTTCAGTAGGCTTTTCTTCAAGTGTATTGACAGCACCTGTAGCTTGTACGCCTGTTAGCGTTACTGTGTTACTATGTTCTAGTGTTCCTATAGAACCTGTTGCAGTTACGCTTGCAAGTAATTCTGCTACATTTATTTGTACTACATTTACAGTACCAGTAGCACTTACACTATTTAAAACCTCTGTTGGTTTATCTTCTACAGTGTTTACAGCACCTGTGCCTTGAACGCCTGTAAGTGTTACATTTGCTGTTCCTGTAGAAGTAACTGCATTTACAGAGCCTGTAGCACTAACGCTACCTAGTATCTCTGTTACATTTACCTGTACAGTATTGACTGCGCCTGTAGCACTAACACCAGCAGAAATAACCTCGCTAATGTCAATTTCAAAACCACCAGCAACTACAGGGGCAATTGCACCTGTTGCACTGACACTGTTCAATACCTCTACTATATTTACTTGTACAGTATTTACAGCACCAGTTGCGGTGGCTTGGTCAAGGTTGCTTACAATAACCTTGCCATACCTAGCTGTTCCGTAGACACCTACTCCGTAAACAGCAGCATTTACGGTAACAGCCATCTGCTACTCCTTAAGCAATACGAATTACAGCGTTGCTTGCGTCAGCGGCAGGAAATTCAATTGTCAAGTCACCAGCAGTAGCACTTACTGTGCCACCAAAGTCAATAACAGCAATTGCCTTGTTACCCTGCCCTGCGTTGTAAATAATACAACCATCAGCAGATACAGTAACGTCAGCAAATACTTCATCTGTAAAATCAACAATAGCGGTAGAACCATCAAGCGAAATAGTTGCGCCATCAAGTACCTGACCGCCAGCGGAATAACCAGTACCAGATGCTTCATCAGAGTTACCAGTTACGTCAGAATAATTAGTTGTGCTGGCATTATATGTGCCAGTCGGTGTAGCTTTAATTAAAGCAAGTTTCAAAGAATCTGTGTCCAAATCATGGACACCGCCAAGAAGTTCAGTCTTAAAGCTGTTACACATTGCAGTTGTGATTGCCATGATTTGTGCGTCCTTTATTAAATCTCATAGAAATGGAAGAGCAAGTTGCCCTGCTCTCCCATATATTATTTAGGCAAGTGTGTCACGGTCTACTTCGTTAGCAGAAGTATCACCCTGAGAACTTACATCCATCATGACAGCGTAAACACGAAGTTTACCAGCAGTGAAAGATGCACCAGTACCTGCAAAGGTAAGGTCAAGGGTATCTGCAGAAGAAAGAACCACATCAGCAGCAACGGTTGCACTAGGTGCGTATGCACCATCAGCAGCACCGTCAATGTCAAATGCAGTGACGTACTCATCAGCATCAGCCGCACCAAGAGTTACGGTAGCGTCTGCGCCAGTGTTCATGGTTGCACTTTCAACAACTTCTACGCCAGCAGCCATAATTTTATGACCTGCAGGAATAGTAATTGCTTGAACAACATCACCTGACGATGGGTCTATAGTAGTAGCCACGATGTCAATTGTGTTTTCAACCATATAAGGGTTGCGACCACGCTGGGAATTACCAGTAGCGGCTTTAAGCAATGAAGTAATTGTAGCCATTGTTTAATCCTCCCTTATACCAAGTTAATCTTTGCGTTCACAAGTGCTTCTGGACGAAGAATCTTGCGACCGTAAAGATGCATACCACGAACGATGTCAGCAAAGCTGTCAGGGTCACGGTAGGTTTCAGTTTTGTTAATCTGCTCTGCAGTAGCAACAGCAGAATCATGACCAGCAACAATTAAGCCGTAGTTATTAGCATTAGTACCACCAGTTGTGGAAGAACCAGTGCCAATCTCAGGCAAGTTGTTGGAAACATAGACACGGAAACCATGCAGGTTGTTAAGAACCAGACCATTCATCAGACCAGTGCCGCCGAAGTCGCTGTTGAACAGACGTGAGTCTTCATCCATCAGGATTTCTTTAACGATTGGGCTGATTACAAGCCAACGACCTTGTGAGTCTACGTTTTGTTGGTCAAGTTTACGAGCCATACGAGCAATGATTTGCAAAGGATATGCGTTACCGCTACCCAAAACTGCGCCATCATTACCTGCACGTGGACGAATGCCAATGGAAGAGCCTGAAGCACCACCAAAGTCATCAGCTTCCAGCTTCATGCTAGAAAGCAGTTCATCAGAACCTGCAGTTGTGACAGCCTTAGAACCATTAACAGTGGTGTTAACAGTGTCTGGCGTACCATGAATTGCAGACTGAGTGTAACCAGTCAGATAGCCAAGAACGTCTTGGTCAAACTGGTCAGCAAGGCGATACGCAGCACGGTCACTTGCCAAAGATTGGAAGTTAACGTGTGAGTGTGCCTCTTCAATGTCATCAACCTTAAATGCAAAGTAGTTAGCTTTGTCAATTGTTAGGCTGAAGTCTTCATCGTCAAGGTCCTGTGGAGTGACAGTTGTGCCACGTGCATAAGACTTGACTGTGATTTCGGGTTCTTTGATAATCTTAACGGAATCACCCATGTTTGCAATCTCACCGAAGTAGTCGGAGTTTGTGATTGCTTCGCAAATAGCAGACTTGCGGAAAGCAAGCTGCACCTGTTTGCTGTAAATTACAGGTGAAAAATTACCGTTAGGAAGATTACCATACCCGGCTGCGGTATTAAAAGCCATGATAAATTCTCCTAATGTTGGCTGTTTTTCATTACAGATGCAAACTCACCAGACTAATCAGAGGCTGATTTACTATGGGTGCGTAGCATATCTAGTTGGCCTACCAGATAATTAACGGGCCATGCTCTTCAGGTAATCCGTAAGACGGGACTGTTTGCGGTTTTGTGTAAGCAAGTAGCTAACTCACTTACACTTATGTGACTATAGTTATACTGAAAGTAAACTGTTTGTCAACACTTTTTTTATATTATCTGGCAGAACCAGACATATCATAGATAAACTTTCCTGTGCGGATAGCTTCCATGATTTCATCAGAACGCTTCTCATATTCTTGAGGAGACATTTTCTGAACTTGTGATTCACGTAAATAAGTAGATGCTTCATCATCTTGAGGCTTGCTACGTGTATTACGTGTTTGTACAGATTTTGCTGCATCTTTGTTAGATGCTGGTTTTTTAGTTGTAATGTTGTGGTCAGCTTTATACAGGTCAATTGCTCGTGCAGCAGACTTTGCGTCATTGTCATTGTCATACAATGCGTCCTGTACCCACTTAGGCTGTTCTTCAGCCCACTCGTGAAACTCATCACTGTCACGAATTTCACCAAAGTCAGGATGTAAACGCATTAGTTCTGCTTCAGCTTTCTCTTTCTTTGCAGACGACTGCATATCATCAATTACTTTCATTCGTTCTTCAAGAGCAGATGATTGCTCTTTAGCTTTCTTGATAGCAATTGTTTCAACTATAGCTGCAACGTCAGGATAATTCTTTGCCCATGCGTCAAGGTCTTCGTCTGACTTAGGCAGTTTCATTTCTTTACGTGATGCACTGTCTAGTTGCTTTTTTAGTTCGTCAATTTGAGTTTGAAACTCTTGTTCTTTTTCCTGCATGTGTCTGCGCAGGTCACCATAACGCTTTTTAAATGTCTTTTCTTCTGCGTTAGTTGGTTCAGCTTCTTCTGGTTCAGCAGTTTTTTCTTCTGTTTCTACCTCACCTTTTTGTTCTTTGAGCATTTGCTCCAGTTCTTCTTCTTCCATTTTGCGTTTTTCTTCGTTAGTGTATTTACGATTTGCAAACGCTACTTTTTTTGGTGACTGCATTTCTTCAGCCATGATTGTTTCAGACATATATGTCTCCTAGTCTGGGGCTAACCGTATGCCGTGTTAGGGGGGTTAGGTAGCCAGTTAATGTAGTCTATTTATTTCTTAGAAGCTAGACCACCACGCTTCATCTTTTTAGGTTTAGGTTTTTCAATTAAACCACCTTTTGCT